TTACCACCAGCCGTATAACCTGTGCCTGTCGCAGATACTTCGTTAGTTGTTGCGTAAGCTGTAGTAGACGCTGACATGGTTGCATCACTGGTAAACAAAGCAATCTTAAACGTATTGCCTGTTCCTGTAGTAGTTGTAGTACCGCCACCAGATCCATTGTGAAAGTTATGTATTCCTTGTAACAACTCGGATTTAAACGAGGTAGTCACAGCCTGGGTAATCGCCATTATAGTCTCCTTAGAATGTCAGCCATGTCTTTATGACCGTTTAACTCAAGTTGAGCAATTAAAGTTGTTCTATCGCTTTTTACAGCTTCATCCATGTAGTACTTAACAGCATGAAATACTTGCTCTTTAAAAGCTTCTGCTTGTTCTTGTATTATCGGGTGACTATTGCCTCCAACAGAAACAATAGTATTTGTTGCTCTTTCTGCCCAATGCTCAACGGGTAACCCTGCATTGTTAGTGGTAACAACATTAACGCTCCCAACACCACTAGTACTAACTTCGATCATTAACGCCTCGCCTGTCTGACGCTTCCCGATCTATAACTATCGGTTGTATCATATCCTTCACCCAAAGCTTTTAATTTACCTAAAGCATCTTCATATCTTGCTGTATATAAATTCAACATATCAGCGTCACCTTTAAGAAATGTATACGCTTCAACAAGAGATCCATAAAGCAATGTGCTTTCAGAGTTAGTGCCCAGCCAACTAGTTCCATCGCTAGATGCCGTAATAGATTCTGGTTTATAAAAATAATGAAGCTCTGCTGTTAAATTAGCATTAGGAGTTGGCCCTAATATAAAAGTGTTTTCGTCAAAAATTGCGTAATATTTAGGAATGCCTTCCGTTGTTGCTACAGGATACGACTCCCTAATAAAACTAACTTCTTTAAATATTAAAAATTCATAACCACTATTATCTACAGCAAGAGAGTAAGGGGCTAAAAAATCAGAGGGCATAGTAAGATATGGAGTTCCATCTGTTGTGGATCCAGTTACGTTTTTTCTAAAGTCAGGTAACTGAATGCTTTTAAGAATTCTATCTTCTGCCTGTTTAATAATAACTGGCAAATTGTTAACAAACGTAGTTTCTGTTGTTTCAAGATAATCCTGAATCGCATTCTTTAATGTTGTATATGTCCACGCCATTAGCTTGTAGTCACCGTAACTTGTCCAACTTTTGCCTCTATATTTAGACCCACTGTCCTACTGCCCAAAGAAGTAACTCCTCCACCAACAGGATCAAATGCAAAAAACTTTCTGCTTTCCTCTAAGCTCTGATCTGGTCTTGGATTCCTCAACGCCTGAGGATCATCGAGTCTTAATCTACCAAGTTGCAATTGAGGTTGATCTGGACTTACAACATCCTTACCTACCCTCAAACCAGTTGGTCTGCCATTTTTTATTTGAGGCACAAGATCTTTGATTGGATATCTAAATCCAGTTAGATCGCAGTACCCAAATGCATATTTTCCGGCAGCATAACTCAAAATCTATAACCTCCTGGAGCTATAAATAAAGAAGCCTTGTCTCTTCCCCCGCTAGAAGCTAGTTCCCATTGAGACTCGTATTCTGTTTTTAGTATTGCAGATCGATCATTTGCAGGCGGATATTTCAAAGAAAGCCTGTAAGAAAGACCAGAAATCAAACAAGGAAGATATCTTGATGGGATATCCATATTGTTGCTTGCAGGCTTTCCTGAATCTTCAATTCTTTCCATGTAGTAATACCCTAAGGTATATGTTTTTTGATCGTCTGGGGAAGGCCATAGATTGACAACAATACCTGTTGGAGTTCTTTCAACAAAATACTGAAGAGGTTTTGATTTGCTAAGCTTGTTGGATAAATGAGAATACTGACTAATAGATATTCTGGTTAAATTCTGATCAAACTGATTATCTACATCACCAGAGTCTGTTCTTATAAATGCTTCAACAATGTCAAATATCTTGCCATCTAAAGTATAAGAACTTGTTCCGGCAGTTAATGCTTGAGTTCCAAATTTAACTGTCCACAAGTTAAGACCACGGTTTTGCCATTCAAGCATTAAAAGATCAATACTTCTTCTGGCAGTTTTGTAATCATAACCAGTTCTAAGCTCCATCCCAATATTTTCAAAGGCTTCTTCTATCGCCTCTCCAATATCCAGATTAAAAGCAAATGTTCCGCTGGTAGCCATTTAAAATACTGGGGGCTTTGTTTTGCCTCTAATAGCGCAACCATCAACAGGTTTTACCCTGCCTCCTCTCATCATTGCTTGAGGTTTATAAGCGCCAGCCTCTACTTCTTTTTTTAAAGCATCAAGCTCCTGTTTTTTTTCTTCTTTTCTTTTTTTATCTTCACGTTTAGAGGCGGCACGATCATATATACCTCTGCCAACAACACCTAATAGATTTCTATAAGGCCCTGTCCCAGTTGCTATCCCATAGGCGGGACTTATTGCCGAGAGTATTTTATCTGGCATATTACCTTTTCCTTTTCTTTGTATTAGAAACTTTTGATCGTTTCTTTTTAGATGGAGAGTTTTTTACTTGCTTACCTGTCTGAGGACGAGCTATTGCCATTACTTTGACTTTGATGGACTCTTTCTTTTTTTCGGAGCCGATTTAGTCTCTGGATCTTTCTTAGTCGCCTTCTTTTCCGCTTCTTTCTTTGCAGGCTTGTCAGCACTTTTTAAAAGCTCCTTTAGCTTAGCTTTTGCTTCAGGTTTACGCATTGGATCAAAAACAACAATATCATATTGACCGTCAGCGGTTTGGCCGCTGCCGTCTTTGTTTTTCGTTCCGATCTGGTAAACCTCTTCGCCATCAGCAAAGTTACCATTAACAAACATTTCAAGTTTAGCCATATCGTTTCCTCACTTGCATAACGATTACATATACATCACCGCTAGAATGGCCAACAGTTGTAAATTGAATATCACCTGTTGTTCCAGAGGCTTTTGTATCTGGTATGCCAAAATCTGAAAAGTCTAATGTATCTGACCAATCCGCAGCCAACTGCCATGCCAAGACATCTGTTGATGCATCAAAAAATATCTTTACCCCCATCCCAATGGTTTGGTAATAAATCTTTTCAATAACAACAGATGAGCAAGCTTTGTCTGTCATTGGATCATTAGACAAAGAAGATACATCTATCTTGGTAACAGCAGACTCGCCAGTTCCATCACTTACATTTGTAAAACGAAAGATGGCGGTCTTAGCGCCATCCTGTATCGTTTGAGTCGCTACCGCATCAGCCATAATTGACTCCTATTATTGATCAGCAAATGCAGGAGCAGTGGTACTCGTAACATTTCCAAAGATTTGATAATTGGTAGTATTTAAACCAACTATAGTCACATCAAATCCCGCAGGAACATTTAATTGAATACTGCTGTTTGAGCTTCCATTAGAAAAAACACTACTGATTGAGTCACCATCTGTATCCAATAAGGTCACACCGCCAATATAAAAATTGCTATTGCCGGGAGTAACAATAATTGCATCAGTAGCATCAGCGGCTGCGCCAGCATAAATAAACCTAAATACAGATCCAGCAATAGGCGCTGGTAAAGTGTAGGTGTTATCTTGACTACCATCTGGGACAAGTAAGATTCTGCCGCTATGAGTTGCATTGGTAAGCGTTACATCTCCGTCAGAAAGGCTGACAGGGCCGTCACCAACAGTAGTAACCTCAGTAATAGCGCCAGTAGTTGAATTCTTGCTTACAGTTTTAAAGGTGCTTTCAGATCGCACAGCACCTGTGAAAGTAGTATTAGCCATGTATGTCTCCTGTCTTGGCTAGTGTCTAATGTTCCATGTGAAACAATTAGTCAGGAAAAGAAAAGGGGGCGCAAAGCGCCCCCAAATCCGTTAGCTAGATCCTGGTGATCCGTAAATTCCAAGTGGGTCACTTACTCCAAAAGAGTATCGCTCCCTTGATTTGTATCTCACGTTACCAGTATCAAAGTCTCCATCCATTGATGTTTCCAATGGTGTACGGTTGAAGTGCTTCATACCGTTAGGAACATCAGTAATGATGAAAAACGCATTGCTGTCAGTCAGATAGTGATTAACAGCATAACCCTCAGGGATCGCTCCCATATTGCGTATTGCGTTAAGATCATTGTCTGCTGTGCCCACACGCTGCGCTGTTTCAAGCAGACGATCTGCTGTAAACATTAAAGCGGGAGGAACAATTAAGCGTCGAGGTCTAGCAGCGATCAACAAACCACGCTCATCAGTAAATGCAGCAATATCAATAATTGCATTCTCTAAAGATGTTTCGTTCAGGTCTGCCGCTGTAGAAGGACGGTTACTATTTTTGCCGCCATTAACTAGCGGGTGACCGTCACCACCAGTAACACCATCACCAGAAGCGGTAAACAGGTTAACCCCATCACCAGACTGAAATGAATTAGTGAAACCGTTGTTAAGAGGATTAACCGCCTTAACTTGCTTGGTATACGCCATAGCACGGGCAAGAGCCTTGGTATAACGTGCAGACAGTGAGTCATACAAATTATCTTCCATCGCTTCTTCCGTGATTGAGAATCCCATAGCAATAGTTTCGTGGTTGTATCGTGCAGTAAAAGACTCTTGCGCTGAATCATAAGAGATTGCAGAACCTTCGTTTTTTACAGGAGCAGCACCAAAGCCACTCAACTTTACTTCCTCTTCAAAGCTACGCTCGGAGCTTTCGGTCTCATAAATGAGATCATGCTCGTCTTCGTATTTTTCATACTCCAAACCAAACAAGGCATTAAGCCCAGGCAGGAGTTCTTTAAGCATTTGCGCTCTAGAAATAGCCATTCTTTAATCTCCTTTATACGCCTAGTGCGGTTTCGTATGCATGGCTTAGTGGCAAATATGTCACTAAAACGTCTGTATAAGTATCACCAACCGTGCTGGATGGGCCTTCTACAAACTCAACAATACGCATTGGTAAGCTGTTGGTGGTAGCAATTGTTGAAGCATCTACTGCGTTCTTGCTTCGACCTATCGAGGTCGAGCCAGCCGTACTGACTAATGAAACATTGTTTCCAAGTCCTGTCTGGGCAATAGATCCATCTCCTTGCATCCTGAAAACAAGATCAGGATCATCAACAACATATGCCATAATATCAGATGCCGCTGTAGAAGCAGGGAATTGCTGGTTAAAGGTAAGCTGGTTGGTGCTTGGATCGGTGTAAGAACATCCTACAAAAATTCCAACTGTGCCTGCGACGACAGCCGTTGTGATTGCAGATTTTTCTACCGTTCCGGCAGCAACTAGTTTAACAAAATCGCCATAAAAAATAGCTGTGCCGTAACCGCTTGCAATCTTCATGTGCCTGACTTTTCCTGTGAAAGAGCCACTCGCACTAAGAGTATCAGTCGGTTCAGCACCCATTGGGGTTGCGCTGGTAGCCATAAATGACCTCCTTTAATTATAGAAGCAACCCAGCAACAAAGG